ACACACGTCCTGACATCATTTGACATGTCTCACCATTTCCTCTATACTGGTTATGTTGGCGGGGGGTTCAACGGTTCCTCCTCCTGCCCTATGACAGGAAGCCTCTCGTCAACAACCTAAACCAAATGGCACACAGGAGAACGACATGACAAATGAAGCAAATGTTAGTGCCGCACTAACAAACGAACCTGCGGTTACAGCACCATCCATCGGCTCTTCATCTATGTTGGTAGAGTTAAGCATCAGTACATGGACTGGGCGCAAGCTAGACAAGCGTGCGTCAAAAGATGTCACCATGACCAACCATGCCGATGCAGGTATCGCAAACGTCCACAAGAAACTACTGGGCAATTGCGATGAACTCGCGGCGGTACAGAAGTTTACCGCTAATGTTCGTAACCTACATTACAGCATGACAATGCCGTGGTCTGATACTGGCCTTCGATTACTACCAACTGCTCAGTATTTCAAATACCACCAAGCCATGACCGAGGTTCAGAACGAGTACAGCCGAATGGTCCAGACCTTCATGGGCGCATATGACTGGGCGATCAGTCAGTCACAGGCACGGCTTGGCAACTTGTTTTCACACGATGACTATCCATCAGCGGAGAGCATAGCCAATAAGTTTAACTTTCGCTTCTCATATATACCGCTACCAGATGCAGGTGATTTCAGGGTGGACATAGGTAATGAGGGTAACGAGTTAGTACGTAAGCACTATCAGACCTACTACTCTGAGCAATTGACCAACGCCATGAATGACGTATGGCAACGAGCGTTCAAAGCATTGACCAAGATGTCAGAGCGTCTCGACTATGCCGATCACGAACAGAAGAAAGTGTTTCGTGACACGCTAGTGTCCAACGTGGTCGATCTCGTCGATCTATTGGATGTATGCAACGTAACAGGTGACAGTCAGATGTCAGCGATGCGCATGAAACTGGACGATACCCTACGTGGTGTTACACCAGACGCATTGCGCGAGGATGAATACCTTCGCGCAGAAACTAAACGCGCTGTCGATGATGTCATCAAAGCACTTCCATCAATTGATCTTTAATCAGTTAGTGCCGCACTAACAAATCAAGGGAGAAATGTCATGACTTTAGCAATTCAAATGTACGCACTTAGCTTAGACCAGATTGCAACAGCAATACTCAACGGTGGGCATAAGCGCACCATCCTTGTCCAAGGGCACATGGGTACAGGTAAGTCATCACTACTTACCACGTTATCACGTGACCTACCCAAGCACACACCGTGCTACTTCGACTGTACTACCAAGGACTTGGGCGACATCACCATACCTAAGATGTCCAAGCTAGACGACGCCGATTACGTTTCATACGCCACCAACGAGGAACTGGGCGCACACCACAAGACCCCTATCATTCTCATGATCGACGAGTATGGCAAGGCCAACCCTGCGGTGAAGAACGCGTTACTACGTGTCATGTTGGAGCGCAAGATCGGTGGGTACACACTACACCCTGACAGCATAGTGTTTGCTACAACTAACCTTGGGGCTGAGGGTGTCGGTGATCTAATACCACCAATCGCACGGAACCGGATCACGGTGGTCACCGCACGTAAACCTGACAACACAGAGTGGATCGAGTGGGGTATCAACAACGGTGTTGACCACACACTACTTGGTTGGTGCAAGGACAACCCCCATTTGTTTCATGGGTTCGAGGATGTCAAAGACCCCGATGACAACCCCTACATCTACCACCCCAAGCAACAACGCACCGCGTTTGTGACACCGCGCTCACTTGAAGCCGCATCCGACTGGCTCAAGACACGAGAGTGCTTCGATGATCAGACGTTAACAGGTTTACTCATGGGTACCATTGGTGAACGTGGCGCGATGGACTTGATGGCCTTTGTCAAACTGGCTGATCAACTACCGTCATTGCAATCTATCAAGGACGATCCCAAGAACGCCAAGGTACCAGACAGTGCCGCCGCCGTGTGTATGGTTGTTTACCGTACATTGTCCACGATGGGGAGCGATTGGATCGACTCATGGATGGACTACATGGTGCGTCTCGATAAGGAAGCACAAGGTATGTTCGCCAATGGTTGTAGTGCCGAGAAGTACGCGCACCGCAGGATCGTGATGACCAACAAGAAGTTTACTCAATGGGCGATGGACAACAACTACATGTTCGCCGCCGACAAGAAATAGGGAGAAGCACAATGACTGAAGATGAACAGGTAGAATACCTTGGTGACATTGCGATGCCAGCAACTAACTGCAGGAAGGAGCAACAAGATGAGCAAGCTAGATGAAATTAGTCACGACGTAAAAGAGGCGCTGCAGATAACAACCCTAGCCTTCACGCTTTTGGCAAAACGCGACATATATTCAAATGAAGCCTTGGAAATGGCCGCTGAGCACATGGAACATAACGCAAAACACGACAAAGAAACGGGGGACGAACTACTGTTACTGGCTACAATAATACGCAACGGGATTGTGGACTGTAACGGTGCCCCAACCGGAACAAACCCAAGAAGCGAGAAGTTGGACTTACTTAAGCAGCACGCAGAACAAGGTGATGCGGAAGCGCAGTTCAATCTTGGTGTGATGTACGACAACGGTGATGGCGTAGCGCAGAACTACGCCGAAGCTGTGCGCTGGTACCGGCTAGCAGCAAAGCAGGGTTATGCGGTTGCGCAGAACTATCTTGGCGCGATGTACGACAACGGTGAGGGCGTAGAGCGGGACCATGAGGAAGCTGTGCGATGGTACCGGCTAGCAGATGGACAGGAAAATGAAGGAGAAGACTATGTTAGCTATAGGTAAACAGCTTACCCCAGAGCAACGACTGTCCAAAGCTGTCGTTGACATCATGGGCAACCCTAAATACGTCGCTCTCGCAGGTGTCCTCATGATCGGTGATCGTTCAGTGGTGGACAACATACCAACGGCATGTACCAACGGGCGTGACGAGACGTATGGGCGAGCCTATGTTGACTCGCTCAACGATGCAGAACTACGGTTCCTTGTGCTTCATGAGGTTTACCATAAGCTGTATAAACACCTTACTACATGGCGACATCTGTACGACCAAGATGGAGAGCTTGCCAATCAAGCGTGTGACTATGTAATCAACATCAAGATTACAGATGACAACCCAGATGGTTGGGCAGTCATGCCCGAAGGTGGGTGCCTCGATGTGAAGTACCGTGACTGGGACAGCGCCGCAGTCTTTATTGACCGACGTGATAACGGCTCACCACAAAACGGCAACGATGACACCTGTCAAGATAGCATAGTACCCACAGGTGATAACGGCTCACCCCAAGATGGCGACGAGGGGTCAGGTGATTCATCACCTAAAGGTTTCGACAGCCATGACTGGGATGGTGCCGCCGAACTTACACCAGATGAGAAGCGCGAGTTAGCACGTGATGTTGACGAGGCAATACGCCAAGGCGCGTTGATCGCAGGTAAGATGGGCAGTGGTGGTGATCGTGACCTTGAGGATTTGCTAGCGCCGCAGATAGATTGGCGCGAGGTATTGCGTGAGTTTATTCAGACCACATGCGCAGGTAATGACTACTCAACATGGCAACGACCTAACAGGCGTTACGTGTCATCAGGTTATTATATGCCCTCCGGTGTATCCGAGAAAGTTGCCTGTATAGCCGAGCACAACGACATGTCCGGTTCCATCGGTAAGCGTGAACAACAGATCATGATAAGTGAGCTGGTTGGTATCTGTGAGGCGGTTAAGCCTGACGAGTTACACGTAAGCTATTGGGACACCAAAGTGTGTGGGTATGAGAAGTACGCTGGTGATGAACTGGATACGGTTGCGTCTAAGACAAAACCTGTAGGTGGTGGCGGCACTGACGTGCGTTGTGTACCGCAGTATCTTCGTGAGAACGGTATCAAGCCGCAAGCCTCTATCGTGTTTACAGATGGCTACATCTACGGCGGTTGGGGTACGTGGGATCATCCTGTGTTGTGGGTGATCGTGGATAACAAGAATGCCAAGCCTGATACAGGTAAGTACATAAACATAACATCAAGGGAGATGTAACATGGACTACCAAGAAGCATTGAAGCTAATGGAAGAAACTGTAGCGCATAGGGTGCACCAGTTAATGACTGAAGAAAACAGAAGCAAAGCAGAGCAGGGTGAAATGAATAGACGCGCACAACAAGTACATGATGCGTTCAACAAAATCAGAAACGGCTAAGTTTAAGGAGAACGACAATGGCTGGATATGAATACAAACTTGTTAGTGGCGCACTAACAACAGACCGTACAGTTAGTGCGTGGGACGGTATTTCTACACCCTTTGCTGAGCGGGTATGTAAAGAGTTACGTGTGAAGATGCACCCACGTGACTCCCAAAGTTACTGGATATACCGAGACGATTGCCCCTACGTGTTGGGGTGGGTTGGATATGGTGACTACCAAAAGGCTGGTGATGGTACGCCCATGTATGTGGTGCAAGCACGCACGATTGTGAACGGTAAGTATGCTGAGTACCACCACCAACACTTCATGAAGATGTCTACTAACTTCAACGTGGCAGTACGTAATGCTAAGAAGTTTATACGTATGATGTCACCACACGAGCTAGCAGCCACACGTCTACGAGACGCATCCAATGCAGTAAATGATGTGGTGGGTACGGCCTACACTAGGTTCGCCGAGACACGTAACGTGCTCGACATCAACGGCATCCAACCTGCTTTACTCACTGAACTACGTCACCTAATGAATAGTAACCACAAGTTTATAGATGCCATGTTTGGTGAGAACCTAGCTACGTTCTTTGCTAAGCAAGATGAGTGGGTTAGATTGAAGCAACGCACCGTGCTAATGCGGTTTATCCGTGTGTATGACCGCGCGGATCAGCAAGTGTTTGACGTTATCGACATCGACCCCGAAGAGTACGGGTATCAGCCCCGCAGCATAGCGATCAGTGGTGAAGCAAAACGGTACACGGCAGACACGTTACCCGAAGACATCATGCAGAAACTTTCTGTGCTCAATATCCTGCAAGCCAATGATTACGTTGATGATGTTGGCTTCTCTGCGGGCGACGGTATGTTCTATGTCGTACAATAACGACTTACCACATGATGATAACGTATACCGTATTTACGTAAATCCACACACCAACACTATCGAGGTGTCATGTATTGGTATGGAAGTTGACAGTGCAGCCAGTGGAGAGTACCCTTCAGTGGATGACCTACCTTTGTGGATGCAAGAGAAGGTTGCCCTACTGATGATAACCCCATTGGATAAGCCAATCAGTGAGGTTGAAGGGGTAGGCAGACGGATTGATGCTAATGTTTATTGGGTGTTCCGTAGGTAATGTTAGTGCGGCACTAACAAGCGGGGGGTGGTTCGCCATCCCCCGACTTTGATTTTGATACCAGTTCCGAGGAAATCGCCCGATGACACCAGAAGCAAAAGTTAAGAAGAAAGTAACGGTGCACCTAAAGACGTTAGGAGCCTATTACTTCTACCCAGTTACAGGTGGATACGGTAAGAGTGGCGTTCCTGACATCATTGGATGCTACGAGGGTAAGTTCTTTGGTATAGAATGTAAGGCAGGTAAAAATAAACCAACTCCCTTACAAGAAAAGAATTTATCTGATATAAAAGCTAACGATGGCATAAGTCTTGTCATTAACGAAGACAATATAGATGACGTGTTGATCTATGTTGGCGGTAAGTACCGCGACCCACGACAGTTAGAGTTAGATTTTGAAGGCTCACCTGTTTAGACACTGCAAAAATTGGAGGTTGTTATGGGATACACCGAAGAAGGTATCGGTTATCAGCGTAGAGATACAAGTCTCGCCGCCGCTGAAGATAACGCAGGTAAGAAAGTTACTTTACGCGAACAAGTCTACACACTACTAACCAAATCACCTACCCCAATGAGCACTGAGGAAATCGCGCATCACCTAGAGCGTCCTTATGTTTCAGTCCAACCACGTCTATCTGAGTTATCAAATGATCTTCGTGTAAGAGATAGCGGAAGGCGCGGCAAAACCCGATGGGGTAAGGCGTGCATCCTATGGGAGGTGCCACATGGCGAAGCAACGCACCAAAGCTGAATGGATGGCTATCGCAAATCATTGCGTCGAGGCTTATCTGATTGCTCCGAAGTATTCGCCGATGCGGTTGTTCTTTTCGTGGGGTGAGAAGTACGCAAGAAAGCAAGCCGCACAATCCTCCAAATAAGCCAAAGGGTCGCGGAAAGATTTTGGTCGCGGAAAGATACAGGAGAACGAGCCGGACCTTAACCGTACGAGGGTCTTGTGGTCATTTGTTATATCGTACGTGCAATAGGAGAACGACATCATGGCTAGTAAAGCATCACCCAAAGCCGACAAGGTATGGGCGTATTTAGTTAAGAATAAAACAGCCACACCTGTGCAGGTCTCGAAGGCCACAGGAGTATCGTATGGCTATGCTTACAAGATAATGCAAAAGATTGGCACGCCGAAAGAGGTGTTTGTCGCAGAAGAGGAGGCGAAAAGCACTGGAAAAAAACTACGACCCTCTGGGGAAAACTCAGAGGGATTTTCTCGCGGTCAGATTCTTGATACTGCTAAGTTGTACGTAACTAAGGATCGTGCGGCTGACCATGGTGACATGAAGAATAATTTCTCTAGGACCGCTGGCTACTGGGCGACGTATCTTGCACACCCTGTATCAGCTACCGATGTCGCAGTGATGATGACACTTCTAAAAATAGCACGCATCAATTTTAATCCGAAGCATCCAGACAACTGGGTGGACGGCGCAGGTTATATGGCGTGTGGGGGTGAGTTAGCAGGGGGTGATTCCTAATGGACTTAATCACGATAGATTTTGAAACCTACTATGACAGGGATTTTTCCCTGTCTAAGTTAACAATAGAGGAGTACGTACGCGACCGCCAATTTGAGGTGATTGGCGTAGGTATAAAGGTGAACAATGAAGGAACTGAATGGGCAAGCGGAACACGTGAACAACTTAAACGATACTTACACACCTTCAACTGGGCAGAAAGCATGGTTCTCGCTCACAACACTTTGTTTGATGGTGCCATTCTCTCTTGGGTGTTTGATATTCATCCTCGCGTGTATACCGATACTTTGTGTATCGCCCGTGCTTTACACGGGGTGGAAGTTGGCGGCAGTCTCAGGGCGTTGTCTGAACGCTACCAGATTGGCACTAAGGGAACCGAGGTCTTAAATGCTTTAGGTAAACGTCGAGCCGATTTCTCTGAACAGGACTTGGCGCTGTACGGTGACTACTGCATCAATGATGTCGAGTTAACATACAAACTATTCAACATCTTCTTGAAGAAGGGCTTTCCGAAGCAAGAACTTATGATGATTGATCTGACGTTGCGGATGTTTACCGAGCCGATGCTTGAGTTGGATATTGGGTTGCTTGAACAGCACCTTGAAGCCACACGCGAACGTAAAGACCAACTACTTGAGGATGCAGGTGTAACTAAGGAAGACTTGATGTCTAACCCTAAGTTTGCCGCTGTGCTTGAGGGGCTAGGCGTAAAGCCGCCTATGAAAATAAGTTTACGTACAGGCAAAGAAACATTCGCGTTCGCCAAGAACGACGAAGAGTTTAAGGCTCTAGTTGACCATGAGGATGACAGGGTGCAAGCGGCAGTAGCCGCACGTCTAGGCACGAAAAGTACCCTTGAGGAAACACGTACTCAGAGGTTTATAGACATAGGTAAACGTGGGACTTTGCCGGTTCCAGTAAGATACTACGCCGCACACACTGGGCGATGGGGTGGTGATGATAAGATCAACATGCAGAACCTACCTAGCCGAGGCCCAAATGGTAAGAAGTTAAAGCGTAGCATCCTAGCACCAGAAGGATACACGTTGATTGACTGTGATAGTTCGCAGATCGAAGCACGTGTACTCGCATGGTTGGCAGGTCAGGATGATATTACTCAATCATTCGCTAATAACGAAGATGTATATAAGGTGATGGCTTCTCGCATATATGGTGTTACCGAAGACGAAGTAACTAAAGATCAACGGTTTGTAGGTAAGACTACCATCCTTGGCGCAGGTTATGGGATGGGTGCAGTTAGGTTTCAAGAACAGCTAAAAGGTTTTGGGTTTGAAATGGAACTGTATGAAGCGCGTCGAGTTATCAATATCTATCGTGAGGCTAATTGGAAAATCAATCAGCTATGGCGCGACTGTCAGAACATGATCAAGCACATGGTGAACGGCGATACCATACAGGTAGGTAGGGAAGGTGTGCTAAAAGTATTAGGATCAGAACGCGGTATCCTTCTTCCGTCTGGTTTAATGTTACGTTATGACGACTTATCAGGTGAGCAAGGTGAGCGTGGTGTTGAGTATAGTTACAAGACACGACGTGGGCGCACCCGAATTTATGGTGGGAAGGTAACAGAGAATGTATGTCAGGCGATAGCGCGGTGCATTATTGGTGAGCAAATGTTACAAATCAGCAAGAGATGTCGTATTGTGTTAACGGTGCATGATTCCATCATCGTATGTGTAAAAGACGAGGACGTGATCGAATCGAGAGCGTTCGTTGAGGAGCGTATGCGTTGGACACCCGACTGGGCGGCAGGTCTGCCTATCAATTGTGAAAGTGGACTAGGAAAATCTTACGGAGATTGTGAATGAGTGTAGCCCCGTGGTCGTTCAGCAAGATTAAAGCGTTTGAACAATGCCCTAAACAGTTTTACCACGAGAAAATACTTAAAGAGTATCCTTTCGTCCAGACCGATGCGATCTTATACGGTAACGAGTTTCACAAAGCCGCAGAAGATTACGTTAGCAGTGATACCCCTCTACCTAAGAGGTTTAGCTACGCGCAAGCAATGCTTGATTCCCTTAACGACAAACGAGGGGTCAAACTATGCGAACAAAAGGTGGGCGTAACCGAGAACCTAACCGCATGTAGATTCGACGATAAAGATGTTTGGTTCCGTGGGATCATTGACTTGCTAATTGTTGACACGTTGGGGGAAACCGCATGGGTCATCGACTACAAGACTGGTAAAAATGCACGATACGCAGACAAGGGGCAGTTAGAATTAATGGCGCTGTCTGTATTTATAAACTACCCCGAAGTAAAGAAAATTAAAGCAGGGTTAGTGTTTGTTGTTAGTAATGATCTTATCAAAGCGAAGTACCATGAGTACGATACCAGTTCCTTATGGGATAAATGGCTAGGCAAGTATGAAGCCATGAAGACCGCCGCTGATAAAAATGTCTGGAATCCGCGCCCGAATGGTCTGTGCAAAAGGCACTGCTCTGTCACCGTGTGCGCTCACAACGGGAGTAACTAATGCCATACAAAAATAAAGAAGACCGTAAGGAACAAAAAAACAAACCTGTCGATAGTAAAGAGTTTAAGGCGCGTATGGAAAGACAGCGTGCCAGAAGAAAGATGGATAAGACAGGTAAAGACGATAACAAGAATGGTAAAGCTGACAAGAGAGAAGGCAAGGATGTAGCACATAAGAAGCCGTTGGCGCGGGGGGGCTTCAACAAAGATGGCGTCACAGTACAAAGCCGAAAGAAAAACCGTACGGCAGGGGGGGCGTTGAGCAAAGGCTCTAAGAAAAAATAGTTAGTGACACACTAACACCGCGCCATGGGGCGTTGCGATGGAGAACGATGTGCAAATATTAAAGAACAAAGCGTTACTATTGCGCCTGAAAAACCCGAACAAAGTTACTACAGTTGTCGAGAAGAGCCGAGAATTACCAAACAATCAAGTAGTAGTTAACTGGGGTGTAGACGAAGCGCATACCCTAAAGAAGTTAAATATAAAGGTGCCATCACCCATTGAGGGGCGGTACGAGTGGCCGGGGCAGTACGCACCATACGAACACCAGAAGGTTACTTCCGCGTTTCTTACTCTGAACCGAAGGGCTTTCTGCTTTAATGAGCAGGGCACAGGCAAAACTGCGTCTGCGATCTGGGCATCCGATTTTCTAATGACACAAGGTAAGATACGGCGTGTGTTAGTTATCTGCCCGCTTTCGATCATGGATAGCGCATGGCGCAATGACTTGTTTAGTTGCGCCATGCACCGCACGGTTGATGTGGCCTACGGTGCTAAAGAGAAGCGTAGGAAAATCATCAACCAAGGCTCTGATTACGTCATCATTAACTATGATGGGGTAGAGATTGTAGCTGATGACATAGCCAAGGGTGGGTTCGACTGCATCATAGTAGATGAAGCTACTCACTATAAGAACGCGCAGACCAAACGCTGGAAGACACTCAACAAGTTGTTAACCGATCAGACTTGGTTGTGGATGATGACTGGCACACCAGCGGCACAAAGTCCTCTGGACGCATACGGTATTGCTAAGCTAATTAATCCCACTGCCGTGCCACGATTCTTTGGGTCATTCCGCGACATGGTTATGTACAAGATAACGCAGTTCAAATGGGTGCCAAAAGAAACTGCTTCGGAGACAGTCTACAACGCACTGCAACCGGCTATCAGGTTCACAAAAGACGAGTGTCTGGACTTGCCCCCTATGGTATATGCCAAGCGAGAGGTAGAACTCACGCGTCAGCAGACCAAATACTATAAGGAACTAAAGAATAAGATGGTGTTACAGGCCGCAGGTGAGGAGATCACAGCGGCTAACGCTGCCATTATCATGAGCAAACTCCTACAAATATCTTCTGGTGCGGTATACACCGATAAAGGAGAGGCATTAGAGTTTGACATCAAGAACCGGTACAAAGTTTTACGTGAGGTAATCGACGAGAGTAGTAAGAAGGTGCTTGTGTTCGTGCTGTTCAAGCACACGATAGACATCCTTACAAACAAACTACTCGACGATGGGATAGCTACTGAGGTTATTCGTGGTGATGTATCTGCACCCAAACGTACAGATATATTTCACCGATTCCAAACTACCCCCAACCCACGTGTGTTAGTAATCCAACCACAAGCCGCCGCCCACGGGGTCACGTTAACCGCCGCTAACACAGTTGTGTGGTGGGGGCCTACCAGTTCGCTAGAGACTTACGCCCAAGCCAACGCACGTGTTCACAGAGCAGGACAAGATCATAAGTGTACCGTCGTCCAGCTCCAAGGTTCAGCCGTAGAGAAACGTGTTTACACACTGTTAGATAACAGAATCGACGTACACACAAAAATGATTGATCTTTACAAAGAATTGCTTGACTAAGGTATTATACGCTAATAGAGTGCGCCTCCCGACACAGTTTGTCGTGCGATTAGGAGCAATAAAAATGAGTGAGGACAAGAAGTTAGCGGAGAAGCTGACACGTGTTTACTTAAAAATCCGAAATAAGAAAGCGCAGCTTTCGTCAGACTATAAGAAACAAGAAGACGATCTTAACCAGAAATTGGATAAGGTCAAAGCCGCGCTACTCGACTACTGCAAAGAGCAGGGCCTTGAGAGCGTAAAGACTTCAGAGGGACTTTTCTACCGTTCGGTGAAGACTCGCTATTGGACCAGTGATTGGGAAGCCATGCACAAATTTGTTATGGCGCATGGCGTACCTGAGTTTCTGGAAAAGCGGTTGAACCAAACTAATGTAAAAACTTTCCTTGAAGAAAATCCTGAGACTGTCCCTATGGGACTTAACGTAGACTCTGAATATATAATTTCTGTGAGGAATAAATGATGAATGGCCCTTTTGTACCAATCGAAGAACTGTCCAAGCACTTCTCTGTATCGGTTTCGACCATACGAGCATGGGTGCGCCAAGGACATATCCCAAAAGACACATACATTAAAGTAGGAAACACATACCGCTTCTCTGTCGATGATGTGTCTGTTGCCCTAGCCAAAAAAGATAACACCAAACCTACTGACAGTGCCTCTACACATGTAGAAACGCAGGTGGGTGGATTATCAGCAATAACTACCACGGCAGTAACCGGCATCGAGTTAGGGCAAGGTCATACCGACGAGGATTTGTGAGGAGATGCAGAACGTAGGTGAACGCCGCCGGATTAGTATTAGCGGCAGTAAGTTCCGTGAGTATGTTAACGGTCAACAAGACACGGTGCATGAAGGTGCATTGAACGTGGTAATCTTGAACGCCGCTAAAATCTCTCGCTCTTACTACGCAGGGGAGTATGATGCGAGTAGCCCTACAGGTCCTAAGTGTTGGTCAGCGGATACTAGCGCACCTGCACCGGAGGTGAAGCAAGAAGATCGCCAAGCCCACCGTTGTATGGACTGCCCCCAAAATATTAAGGGGTCAGGGTCAGGTACGTCACGTGCATGTCGTTTTGCACAACGGTTAGCCGTTGTGATAGAGAACGACTTTACAAAAGTATACCAACTGCAATTACCGGCAACATCGTTGTTTGGTAAAGCGAAGGAAGGCAAGATGCCTATGCAAGCCTACGCGCAGTACCTAAGTTCGCATAACACCCCTGCGCTATCCGTGATTACCGAATGCGCGTTTGATCGGGGGAGTGCGGTACCCAAGTTGTTCTTCAAGGCAGTACGTCCCCTTGGGGAAGAAGAAGTGAGTCTTGCGGCTTCAATGGCTGATAGCCAAGAAGCTAAAGAGGCTATATCAATGTCAACGCCCTCAAGGGGGTCAATCTTTGCGAAAGTGGACGGATTTGTCTACGCCGCAAATGCAAACCAAGGAGACTTTTATGTCTGAGCGATATGTAGTTAAAAAAATAACCGCCATGTACCCTAAACTGGATAAGACGTACAGATACGATAGCACGGAACAACGCTCCGTATCGTGTGGACCAACGGATGATGGTGCTGAGTATTCGGTAAACTTCATCATGGACGATGCAACAGCCAAGGCGTTGTGGTCATACATGAAAACAACTTATGCCGAGGAAAAGAAAAAGACTTGGCCCAGCATTAAAAACCCGTTCAAGAAAACAGATGATGGGATGTGGTCCCACAAGGCTAGTTTGAAGGGCGCATACAACGGCGATAAGACTAGGAAGCCGCCGCAGTTTGATGCAAAGACTAATGAACTGCCTGATGGTTTCCAATTGACAAGCGGTAGTATCGTGAATGTAGCAGTCAAGGGTATTCCTTACAGCGGTTCGATGGGTGCAGGTTGCTCCCTAAGATTGCAAGCAGTGCAGGTTCTTAAACTTGCAGAGCGTAAGCAATCGAATCCCTTTGGTGCCGAAGACGGATACAATTCTAAGGAGGATAACCCGTTTACAGCAGTGGTTGAAGACGATGAGCCAACTACCCCTGTTGTTAAAGAGCCTGTTGAGAAACCTATTAAGGAACCTACAAAGGTTGTTAAGAAGGCTGCATCCGCACCGCCAACGGATGACAGTGATTTGAGTTCGATTATTGATGACTGGGATGATGAAGACTAAGGAAATTGTCAAAGTAATCGAACTACGTCACGGTGAGGAAATATGCCCTCACCGTGGCGGTTATGGGTGGACCAATGGAGACAAAAACATTTTTGTCGAAGGCGCTAAGTAGTGGCGGCTACTACTGTGTGTTTTCGGCGCGATCAAGTGATGAACGCAAAGCACAGAAGTTCTACGACACAATAGATGCCGTTGTCGATGCCGCCCACAATTATGATAAAGAAGGATACGATGTCTATTACGGCCTAGCCACGTTTGATAAGGCAGGTTCACGTAAAGTCGATAACGTAAAGAGATTAAGCGCGTTCTTCCTCGATCTGGACTGTGGTCCAAGCAAAGAATTTTTAACTCAAGAACAGGCTATACAGGCGTTAAGGCGTTTCTGTAAGCGCAACAAACTACCGAAACCAACGATGGTCAATTCGGGGAGAGGCATCCATGTTTACTGGTTCCTATCAGAGTCGGTGTGCTTAGATGATTGGTTGCCTGTAGCGGAACGGCTTAAAAGGTTATGTGCACAGCAAGATTTTTACGCTGATCCCGCAGTAACCTCAGATGCGGCACGTGTGTTGAGAGTTCCTCACACACATAACTATAAGACCACCCCCCCATCAGACGTAGGATTTTTTGGCCTTACCGCCAAATTCGAGACGGTAGACTTTGATACGTTTTCAGAGTTGCTTGGGTCTGAGTCGATACCAGTTCCTACGAAAAACACACCAAGGGAACTAAGCACGACTATGCAAAACCTGATGGGTAATCAGGAAAACAAGTTTAAAGATATACTTATTAAGACCCAGAAGGGTGAAGGATGTGAACAGCTTAAATACATAGTCCGAAATCAAGAGACTATGAGCGAACCATTGTGGAGGGCAGGGCTATCTATTGCTAAGTTCTGCACCGATGGGGAGAGAGCAATACACCTCATGTCCAAAGGACATCCTGACTACACACCAGACGATACGAAACGTAAGGTGGAGCAAATAAAAGGGCCTTATACATGCGTACGCTTTGACGAATACAACCCCGACATCTGTAGAGATTGCCCCCAATGGGGCATCATAAAGTCTCCTATCGTGTTGGGTAAGAAGTTACGTGAGGCTGAGATTGATGACGAGGGAAACTATGTAGCGGAAAGCATCGAAGAAGACGAGCCGACCTACGTTATACCCAAGTACCCACCGCCCTATGTGCGTGGGTCAAACGGTGGTGTGTATATACGTACCGCCAACGAAGACGGCGATATAGACGAGAAGCGTATATACCATAACGACTTATACGTAGTTAAGCGGATCAGAGACCCCGAGATGGGCGAGTCACTGGTTATGCGTCTGCACCTTCCTCGAGATGGGGTGCAAGAGTTCTCATTGCCGATGAGTTCAGTCACGTCTAGTGAAGAGTTTAGAAAGAAACTTTCATCCCAAGGCGTAGCGGTTAAAAAGATGGATGAATTGATGTCATACACACTAAGTTGGGTGGACGAACTACAAGCCACCAGTACAGCAGACGATGCTCACGTTCAGTTTGGGTGGGTTAACGACAAGATGGATACGTTTATTCTAGGCAACCAGAAGGTCAAACCTGACTGCATAGAATTTAACCCCCCTGCCAATCAGACGGTAGGGTTTTTCCCCCACTTTGAACCCAAGGGTACATACGAAGTGTGGCGTGAGAACTTGGGACTATGGAACGATGATAAGTTTCTACTACAACAATTCGCGCTTGGTATGGGTTTCGGTAGTCCACTAATGGAATTGCTCAACGAAAGTTGCGGTGCAGTAGCGTTCATTAACAACGAATCAGGCACAGGCAAAACCATGATGATGTACGCCACAGCAGGTATTTGGGGCAACCCAAAGAGACTTGTTTTGGATAAAGCCGATAGCGTTGCGTTTAAGATGAACCGTGCCGAGGTTATGCACAGTCTCCCAACGGGTATTGACGAAATTACCAATTTAACACCTCGGCAAATGTCCGACCTTATATATCAAGGTACGTCCGGTAGGCAGCGAGGACGTATGACTGCTAGTGCGAACGTGGAGCGGCACCAAGGTAGGGAGTGGGGTTTGTTGATGCAGTACACGGCGAACGCTTCCGTTATTGAGACAGTCAGTCGTGGTAAGGCTATGCCGAAAGCGGAAGCACAGCGCATACTTGAGTGTCGGGTGGATCGTATATTCGACAAGGTGAAAGACAAAGAACTGCAAGATACGTTTAAGAGTAACGTCTTTGGGAACTACGGACATGCAGGCCCCCCCTACATACAGTGGGTAATGAAGAATTTAGAAGAGGCAAGAGCGATAGTAAAGAAGGTACAGAGGCGGGTGGATGAAAAGGCACAGCTAACATCTGAAAATCGTTACTGGTCGGACACACTTACTGCGACAATATCAGGGTTGATAATCTCAAAGAAGGTTGGGCTTCACGACTTTGATGTATCGAAAGTGTTTAACTGGGCGTGTACCGATCTTATAGCGCAAAACAAACGAGGGCTATCTGAAATGGGTGGCTCAGTACAGGATATTATGGGCGACTTTTTTGCAGAAAACATAAGTTATATTCTGCAAATCAAAAGCACCGCAGACAACCGTGGAACACATGGTAACGGGCTTGATGAACATGTTATCCCCGAACAGGTAGCGCGGGGCAAATTAGTAGCCCGATACGAAACTGACACCAAACTATTTTACGTCAAACCAAAACCCCTTAAAGAATGGTGTGGTGAGTTACAGATTAACTACGCGCATCTGAAAAGCGAAATCTTTGCTAAATGCGAGGGTAGAAGTAAGAAAGTGCGGATAACGAAAGGCACTCTTTTGGAATTGGGTTCCACTGATGTGATTATAATGAAGTTCGATACGGGTTCTGGTGATGAAGGTATTGAAGACGTATGATCTATCGCCAGATGGCGTGATGATAGAAGTTAGGTGGGAGAACATGGCTATCGGCTCTTCCATCTTTGTACCCTGCATAAATACCGACGAGGCAATAAAGCAGGTAAACAAGATATTCTGTGATAGACACTGGGAACTAGAGCACCGACTACGTATTGAAGGCGGAAATTTAGGGGTACGCTTCTGGCGCACAGTGTGATTAAGTCTTTAACTTTTTTATCTGGAGGACCGAATGGGACGAGTGAGCGACTGGTACATCGAGCTTGAGGAACGCGGCTTAATATTGGTTGACGAGGTTATGGAGCCGAATCTCCCTGAACCCGAACCCGAAGAGGAAGAAGAATGAATAAGACACAAGAATACAACGAGTTGATGCAGAGCAATTTAATGCAAGCGTACTCTAGCCACCCACGTAATAGGACGAGGGGCCACTTCAAAACAGAAGAAGAGGGCGAAGCGTTATGCGAACGAGCGCGTAGCAGCATAGAGGCTATACAGAGTTTTGTCAGGAGGAAGAAATGAAGCTCGCGTATAAGTTGTGGACAAAGAAACATACAGACCAACTACGAAAGCTACGTGCGACAGGACTTACGTTCAACCAGATAGGTGTAATGCTGGAGAGGTCTAAGAACAGCGTGATTGGCAAAGCGCATAGGCTCGGAATATTCTCCCAACCTGAATTTGAACCGGAACCTGAACCGGAACCTGAACCGGAACCTGAACCGGAACCTGAAGCTGTAAAAACGAGCGTTTATGTAAAGCCGGTGGTGCGGGTAGCTAAGCCCGCAATCGCAGCCCGACACGTAGGCTTAGCAGAATTGGAGCGAGATGAGTGCCGATACCCCGTGGGTAAAGATGTAAGCGTGCCCGGTGCACATTTATTTTGCGGTACGCCTACACGCGATAAATCTTCATACTGTAAGGCACACCACAATATTGTGTGGCAGCAAATGCCAACGCGGGTAAGAGACCGGGGGTATCGACTATGAAAAATTACGGGACGCTATACGAGACTAACGTACTTCTAAGTGTGGCGTCGTACTTGCTACAAGCCGCCGGAATGTGGCTTTTCGCGTTGGCGGTTGGTGTTTTTGTAACTGTGCGACCAAGCGATTGGACGTTTGGTCTTATCGCGTCATTTGGCCTGTGTGTAGTCGCGGCTGGTTGTTTTCGCGTAGCCGAAAGGTGGAGATAATGGATGCCGCGACAGCGATGTTATTGTTCGCTGCAGGATTTGCGTTCTGTATGTTCATAAATTGGTTAGGAAACGGTGGGCGTGGCGGCAAGGGCTGTGACCCAGAAGAAGGTTAAAGGAGCCTCATAATGGAGAAGACTTCTCATGTAATACGGGCGCGAGACCAAAATCGCGCGGCCAGGGGGGCTTTGGCTAAGAAGATAGCGCGAGCAGACGAAATGCGAAAAGCTGCGCTTCTCGACGAAGCTATCAATAGGTCAAACGCGGTACGGTATAACGCGGTGCTGACACGCGCGAAGCCGGGGAGTTTAGAACTACTCCTGCATAGCAGAGTGCGGGGTATGTCGGAAGCGAGCTTAATTCGGATTTGGGGTCGTGAATTAGTCTCGGCTGCACGGGGTTTACAAAAACCAAGCTGTAGTGTGTGAGGTCGTTGCTCGTATAATTGATCTTCGAGCGGGGTTACCTCGTTGGTGGCATGAATCCGTTTCTTAGCCCATAAAGCTGATCCTCTGCGACTCTACGCATCGCCGGGGACAGTGACATACCGTTATACATCTCTTCAGAACTTTTCATATGTTGCTTCAGTGAGCTGTTGATTGAGTCAGTAGTCAGTTCAAAGCTAGGATGCTCACTGTTAAACTTTTGAATTTCACGTTCTAACCGCCCAATCTCAGCCCAATCCATTTGTCGTGCGGCGATGTAGTATTTTCTAGTCAGGCTAGATCGTTGGTTAGATATTGCAATATCTATACGTTTTAGACGTTGATTCTCTTCTTGAATACGTATGTATTCTGCTGGAGCGAATCCTAGGAACTGTGTAAACAACTCACCACCTGTCATATCGTCATAGATAGGATCAGTACGACGTGTGTATATACCTCCGTCTTGTTGGTATCGCCCCAAAACCTTATACGCATTGGCGAAACCGACAGGTAGCAGGTTCTCCACCCCCCTCTGCATCTCACCATTGTATAAATCTACAAGGCCACGACCTGTGCGTTTCGCCACACTGAGTGCAGGGCCACCGATATAATAGCCAACGAACTCCTCGGCAGACGGGTCAGGGTTGAACCTGTTCTCCTGAAGAATCAAACCCGTTAGACGTATACGTGATGCCACGTCAGCACCCATACCAACTTCATCTAGTATCTGGTTAAACGCGCCTTTGAACCAACCTTCTCCGACAGCGTTGCGGACAATTGCGTTAGTGTCGTCTTTATCATCATCAAATAGGAGCAAGTCTGCTAGTAATTGCACAGCACCGTATAATGGAACACCGTGCACCCCTGCAAAGAACAATGAAGACAGATGTACAGCCGCAATTTGTTTTGCGGCTATCTTACGAGTTTCGGCGTCACTCTCTAATGCCAGTAAGTCACGCGCAGATTTGAACATCGTGTAGTACATACGTAGCCCATAGGTCTTGTACATACCGGCAACACGCCCAATACCTTCTTGCGTGATACGTGGTGCAGTCTCAAGGGTAGAACCACCATTGTATTCTTGTGTATCGAATAGTGCCTCTACTGCCGCTAGGTTTTGTTGTTCAGCCGTAGGCATCTTGGGGTTATCAGCCGCAATACGTTCTAACGCCAAATTGTATGACGCAACCATAGTCACCTGCCTGTTAAAGCGTTCTGCTTGGTTAAACAACATGGCAGATATACCCGTAGCCCAATCAAGCACCGCAGCTAATTTACGTGCTGCCGTGTCAGTTCTACGTGCTTTACCGCCCTCTTGATGTCCGAGAGCGGCCAAGGTATATGATTGTTTAAGGTGTCCACGTTCCGACGCCATACGCACCAGTGGAGCCATACGCTCTAACTCTTTTAGACGCTCCGCAGGTATGTCTTTATCTTTTTTGACAACAAAGTCACCATTATCGGTGATGTCATAGTAGGCATCTAACCCGTGTGCGACTGATATTTTTTCTAATATAGTCTCGCCGTAGCCCCGTGCGCCTATCACAAACGATACAGCGTTCATAATTTCGTTGTATGTTTTCTTGTACCCGTACCGTGCTCCAAGCATCGGATAGGTAAACATCGGGGTCTGCGCTGTCTGCACCATTGCAGAAGCTGTGTTAAAGCCGATTGTGCCTACAAACGCGGTTTGGTTAAACGTACGAACATACCGCTCAACACCTTTCATCTTTGCGCCATACTTGGCAAAGTTCATGCGTATTTTAATTTCTTCACGTATTGTATTGAATTGTAAGTCTTTTCCAGCTCCAACGCCGCCAATCCACGCGCTAGCTCCTTTATAGTCAGGCACTTCTAGTTCGTTAAGACGTACCTCCATACTTTGAATAAGCGCGTTGTACTTTAACTTCTCTACCTGCATACCCAAATCAAAGCCTTTGCTCTTCATAGCATAGACCGCATCCTGCATATATCCGGGCGTACCCTTACGTTTTTGCAGGGACTTAGCGAATGATGACTCCGGTAGCGCATCAATGAATAGACGCATGATTTCAGATTGTACTGTGTCATCAACATTGTTTGCACTTAATGAATCAAGCACTTGTTTTACAAATGAGGATGACGGTGCGTTGTTAAAGTCAGACGTTTTAAAGTCACCATCCATACCTTTAACAGTATTTGATATAACCTTGGGGTCTTTCTTTAACTCGGTTAAAACTCGGTCGCGTTGCCGTTTACTGTCAAACATCTGGAACACATACTTAGCGTTCTCTGATTTGACCGCGCTGTCTTTATATTGGAACTCTAATTTGTAAGGGCCTTCACGTAACAGCGGGAAATAAACATCTAATGTATTACCATCAAACAACTTAGCAAATACTTCTTTCTTTAGCTCTGCGGCTGCATCAGGGTTATCACGTAGTGCTGCGTCAATACGCCCGTTAATCGCATCTTTAAGTTTTCCGTACAGGTCACGGTACAGGTCACGCATCGTGCGGTAGGCTTTCTGCCCATCAGGACCTAGTGCATTCCAGTCCTTACGTTGCGCATCCCAAACTTTTTCTAAGCTGTTACCGCTTTCGTCTGTCTTATCTTTATATGTGCTACGGGGTTTAGTTGGGTCTACCTGATAGATAGTAGCCCCGTACTCTTGGCTGTATATTAAATCGTTAAGGTTCTTTTGCTTCTCTTTAATACCACCAAGACTAGCGATCCACTTATCTACAACCTTTACTTGACCACGTACAAAGTCGTCAGCACGTGATATTGAGCCAGTTTGTCGCTCCATCAACTCGTGAAACTCTAACGCAAGTTTACCTAGTTTGGTGTCAGCTCTTTTAGCTACATCGCTAAGAGCCTGTGAATCCAGTAATTTTAATTTGATAGTTGTTAGCTCTCCTCCCAAACTGGAGAGCGAATCGAACATACCATCAGCCCACTCCTCACGGAATTTATCAGTCAGAGGTAGATGTAACGCTTTTTGCGTATCATCTATTCCTTTCATCTCTTCTTTAACCCCCTTTGCCGTAGAGTTCATTGGCAGTTCATTGGCGTTACGGAACTGGGGAGCAGGTGCAAGTATGCCATCTACAAGCCTGTCAGCGGCTGTTTGCGCTGATTCAATCTTCTTAGGTTGCATACCAACAAGTTTACGTAAGAAGTTCCCTGCACTGTTAAAGAAGCGTTGTAGAGCGTTTACCTCTGTACCGTTAGGGTTGATCTTAGCTAACTTAGCTTGGAACTCGGGGTTCGACATTGCTTCGGACACGAACTCGTCTACATCTTTGGCACCATACGCAGTATCAAGATATGGTTTAACATCCTCAAATAACTTCGTGAGCTGGCGCGTCATAGGGTGGTTCTTGTTCGATAACGTAGCAGACACCGCCCCATGGGTCATCTCATGCAACAACACGTGGGGGTTCATGCCGATTTCAGAGTCGAGCTTGATTGTGTTGGTCTCTGGATCAAACAAGCCTGCAACGGGTTCACCTGCCGCAGTCTTTAAGTCCTTAACAACTTCTACTTTAGTCTCGCCAACGACCTTGGCTAATTTGTTAGCCATCTGTGCTATGCGTTTATCCGGTGTTGTAGCCGACAGTGCTCGTAACGCGCCCTTTAAGTTGCCCGCACGTAATAGTCCACGTACCCCGGGGTGTAACGGCACGTCGAGTCCCATAACCGATCCACGTGCTAGCTTCTTCTCGAACATGCGGGCCAGTGCATCTAGGTTGGCACGTACGTCTTGACGCATCTCAGCTTCGATCTGCGTTTGTTCTGCCATTTCTTTAGCGGCTAACGCGGCATCACGTTTACGGAACATCTCAACATAGTCAGTGCTTTCAATCCTTTGTATCTCGCGTATTTCTTTAGCGAGGGTCTCGTCTATCCACTTATTT